AAATTGCTAAACAGGTAGTGTCTCAACTTGGAGACTCATTAGACACAACCATAATCTACACTAGAAAACTATCTACCAGCTACAACACATCTACAGGTGCAGTAACCACAAGCGATACTAGCTACACAATAAAAGTTCCCGTAGAGTTTATTCAATCAACTGAAGAAGCAGGTTATCAGGAAAATATAGCTCGTATTTATATAACACCTGACCTTATAGGGGATAGCCAACCGTTATTATCAGATGAGATCACTCTTACATTTTCTGGATCGACCAGAGTCGCAAAGATAACTGATGTCAGAACTTTGCGTGGTGGGCAAGAGTACTTATTTAGAGTTGACGTTATCTTCTAATGACTTTAGTAAACGCAAGAGCAGCATTTGAAACCGCAATCAAAAACGCAGTAACTACTGCTGACAACACAGTGACAGTAGTATTTGATAATATGCCGTTTACAACTCCAGGTAAAAATAAGAAATATGTAATGGTAAACCTTGACTTTGAGCAATCAACTACACAACCTCAAGGTGCAGCGATTGACTATTATTCTGGATCAATTAGATGTGCAATTATGACACCATCTAACAAAGGAAGTGCGGTGGCTGCTGCAATAGCAGAATCAGTAATAGATGGCATGACTTCAGTAAACGCATCAGACTATACAGATACCTTTTCTGTCTCACCAAGAGTAAGTGAAGTAGCTGGACCGTCATCAGTTGTCAGCGAAGATCAAAGTCACTTTATGAGTGTCGTAAATTGCAGTTTCACAGCCAATGCCTAAAATTAAAGATTTAAAACATTTACCTGGAGACTTAGCAGTACTGCTTATAAAAGCAAAAGGTGAGGCAGCAGCAAAAATACATAATTCGTTGCAGGATAGAAGCCCGTGGTTTACGGGAACATTTAGCACTTCATGGCAAATAAAGGGAGCACCAATAACGGCAAGTAAGCCTAGACGGGGAAATGTAGATGATAAAAGTTTCTTTCGGAAAAGAAGAGCTAGACGTATGCCTACAAAAAGTCCTGTAATTTTAACCTCATTATCTAAGTCTCTTTATATCGGTAATGAAGCTGAATATGCAGGGTTTGTAATTAATAAAATGGAAAGTCCTTACGAGCCAGGGCAAATGTATGAGGATTTATTTAAAGCAAAGGGAAACAGAAAAAAAGCAAGAACAACACCTAAACCAAATATGCCTAATTGGTATGATGTTTATTTGTTGAATGATTTTCTTACAGCAGATATGGATAAAGGTTTTAAATCGGTGGGATTCAAAGTAAAGCGTACTTATGGTAGATTTGGTGCTTTAAATTAAAGTTTGATATATACTACAAGAATAGATTTAATTTTTTATGTCACCAGAAAGAGCAATCGACAAACTGAAAAAAGCTTTCAGTATTGAAGAGCGTAGCAGCTATTCCATTTTTAAAGGGGAAGAATTAGTATTAAAAATATTTTGGTCGCCTATCACAATAGCAGATCGAGACACTATAAATAATACACTAATGGCTATGAATAAAGGACAGCAAGAGGGCAGTCTTGATTTTGCTTTGCAAGTTATAATTGCAAAAGCTGAAGATGAATCAGGAGCAAAGATGTTTTCGTCTGGTGATATACCTGTTTTAAGAAGAGAGATACCTTTATCTGTGTTGGTGGATGTTATGCAAAAAATGCAAGAGATGGGTACGGAGGAAAGCCCTGATGCCGTAAAAAGCACAACTTAAAGAAAATAATTTAATCTACTTACAGTTTTTTATAGCTGAACAATTAGGTTACACACATAAAGAACTAACACAAAAAATGTCCATGCAAGAGCTGTTTGCTTGGAACGCTTACTTTACGTTAAAGGCCGAACGAGAGGAAGAAGCCTACGAAAAAGCAAAAAGACAGGCTCAATATCGCAAAGTACGCTAAACTTTTAATATCTGTAATGTAATTAAAGTCAGTGGCATCCGAATATAGCGTAAATATAAGATTAAACACTTCAAAAGTTAGAAAAGACTTAAAAGATATACGCACAGATATAAATAATCTTAATAAAGCACAGTCCAAAGGATCTAAAAATAAATTATCAGAAACAGAAAAAGAATTAAAGCTAATAAATACATCGCTAGGGTTAAAAAACAGAGCTTTAGGTCTTGAAATAAAGGCTCTGGGTGTAGGCAGAAAAGGGCTAAAAATCGATACTATAGAAGCTAAATTGGATGAAGCTAAAGCTAAAGCAGATAAATTTGAGTTCGATTTAGCTAAAAAAAGTATTCTTTTAGCTGAAAATGAATTAAAGACTAAACAAAGAACATTAGAGACAGAAAAAAGTATAACTAAAACAGTAACGCAGAGATTTAAAACAGGACAGACAGGATTTAGTGCTGCTCAATTTGGTCCTCAACAACCTATGCAGGGTCCAGCAATGGGTCCAACTAGCATGGGTCTTAACTTCGATAAAAGAACAGGAAAATTAATGCGAGGTCCAGCAGGATCTAGTGTTAATACATTTGCAAATTTAGGTAGAAGATTCGACCTACAAAGTGCGTTAATAAGTGGTGGTTTTCCATTACTATTTGGTCAAGGTCTAGCAGGTGGGGTGGCTGGTGGTTTAGGTGGTGGTGTAGGTGGAATGTTTGGACAAATGGGTGGTTTTGCAGGAGGTATTGCAGCTACAGCAGCCCTTCAATCTATAACTACAACTTTAAATTCGATTAGAGATTTGGGTAATGCGTTAGCAAAACCTACTGAAAATATTAAATTACTTACTGAAAAACTTGGATTAGCTAATACTCCAACTGGTGAGTTAGCTGCAAAGCTTGAAAAGTTAGGACTTACATCATCTGCTTCTGCTTTATTAGTAGAAAAATTTACAGAAATAACAGGTAAAACTCCATCAGAGATACAACAAATATCTAGGGAATTAAATCACTTTAATTCTGAAATGGCACAATTTGGTTTAAAAATGGGAATTATTGTAGCTGAAGTATTTACACCATTAATTGCTTTAGTTAATAGATTACCCTTAGAAACATTATCAAAATTAGTCGCATTAAAAGTAGATCCTGCTGGTACTATTGCCAGAGGCATCGGCAGCACTTTGCCTCAGAGTACTAAAGATGGTTTTAACAATCAATTAGTAAAAAGACTCCCATTTTTATTTCAAAATGAAGGAACTACCTCTTCAAATGGTTCTTTAAAACTTCCTTTTGCAGAAGATGTTTTTGATAGCAGAATGTTAGAACCTTTAAGACAAGCAATAAAACTTGAAAAAGATAGACTAAATATGAGTTCTGAAGAGTTATCTTTAAAACAACAGACATTTACCTTAGACAATCTGAAATCTGAACGTGACATTCTTAATAATGAAATTAGTAAAAAGAACACTGATACCTTACAAGATCAACTTAAGTTATTAAATTTAAAAATACAAAAACAAGAAGCAATAATAGCAAATTCAAAAGCTATGCTAGACCCTGCTAGACAGCTTGCTCAAATAATTGAGCAAGATATAGGTAATGGAATTAAAGGTTTAATAAAAGGAACTCAATCATTAAATGATCTTCTATTGAATGTAGTTAATAAGATTGGAGATGCTTTCTTAAATGCAGCTATTTTTGGTAATTTTGGAGGAGGATCTGTAACAGGAGGTTTATTAGGAATACTTGGTTTCGCAAATGGTGGCAGACCTCCAGTAGGTAGAGCTTCAATAGTAGGAGAACGTGGTCCAGAGCTATTCGTACCAGATAGAGCAGGAACTATCATTCCAAACAACGCAATGGGAGGTGCTATGAATGTAGTTGTAAACGTAGATGCTTCTGGTTCTTCTGTTGAAGGTGATGAAGAACAAGCTAATCAGTTTGGCTCTGCTATAGCTACT